TATCTTCGATTGCAGCATCACATTCAGGCTGTGAAGATATGTCTCTATATTTCATCATTAAATCGACATCGGTTTTGGCTTTATCGCCGTCCATGTCGATATACGCACCAAAGTGACCACCAGCTTGTATTACGCCGGCACCGTCATCTGAATCTGTGCGTGGAACAAAAGAAGGCCTTACAGGCTCTTTACTTTTCCTATTGATTTCGAATCCAAAAAATTCTGCCATAATTTACCTCATATTATTGGGGGAGTTTCCTCCCCCTCTAATATTTATTTATACCTTAAGAAGTTGTGTTAGATTCCCAGTACTGGACTTGGAATTCAACTGTAAATTCTTCAATTTGGTTTTCATTGTCATAACTAACTTCAATAGTACTGATATTTGTAGGGAATACTCCTCTAAAATCATATCTCTTAGTTGATTCACCAGCTTTATTCAATTGTTCAACAATTGCATCAGCTTGGTAATCAGTAGGATTTGATAAACCAGTATTTTCGTTATGACCATTGATACCATTCATCCAACGCTCCATTGCGTTACGAACTTCAAAGCCAACATCATTAATAACTGTAATTGTCCAAGGTTCAAATGTTCTGTCACCAGCTATTTGTAATTGTCTACCTCTGAAAAGTACAGGAATAGGTGCAATCACTGATGAAGGCATCTGAGCAGCTTTACACATAAATGATGTAAGTTCTACATCACCTTGTGCATAACTAGGATAATTCATAGTTACTTTAAATAGGTTGGATCTTGCGCCACCGCCTACGAGTTTGGATTTAAAATCATCTACTCCTAAAATTGCCATGTCTTAGTTCCTCCTATTGTCCAGCGATCTCGGAGAATTCTACTCCAGATCTTGTTGCTACAAAGTTTAATGTAATGAAGTTAATAGATCTTGAAGGCTTGATAAAGATATCAGCCACAAATTTATTGGCATCAATTACTTGACTTGTATTGTTAGTCGTGTCACAAACTACTAAGAAATCAGTAAGTCCTCTTCTGCCTTTGACATCCCTTAGGAATGGCTCGACTAGATTTCTAAACTGAGCTCTTGTAAATTCGTCGTTAAATTCGAAAAGTTGAGCTTTAGCAGCTGTGCTAATAGCTTTTTCTAATACGATAAATAATCTTCTTACATTAATTCTATCAAATGCTGAAGGTCTGCTTAATAAAGTTTTGTCACCAAAAAGTAAAGTACCTTGACCAGGTAATGATACTAATGGGTTAACTCTTGCTTTATAAAGTGTGTCTCTATCAGCTTTCTTAGGATTAAATGCTAATTTTGTTACTCCTAGTAGTTGACCTCTATTAACACCAGCTGGTGAGAACCATGCATCAGCTACATTATCTGTATTTGCGCAAAGTCCAGCATGATGACCAGCAGCTCCTATCCATCTGTATACGTCATTATATTTGTCATATACATAGACAGCGCCTGAGTCACATGCAGCATAAGAGCTAGATGTTAATCCATCAGCAAATGTTTTTACATCTGCAGCTGGAGTAGCACTTCCTACTGTGTCTTCTATTGGAGGTGAAACAAATGCCATACAGTCTTTTCTTGCTGCAGCAATAGATATTAAATCTTCTGCTAAAGTTTCAGCACCATTTGCATCTGGAACTGAAAAAAGAAGGTTGACATCAACTGTTTCTGCATCTTCAAAAAGGTCATAGCCTAAAGCTATTTCACCAGTTGTAGGTGCATTATCGTCAGATCCACCAGAAAGTGAATCAGAAATAACAGCATTCACAGTTGTAAATGTGTTTTGAGTAGCTACTGTATTACCAGCATCAGTTAAACTAGAATCATGACCAATCCACCAAATATAAGATGAACCATTATTGATTACATCTTTATAATAATTTGATGTACCATCATCTTTCTTAGCGTCAGATGCTTGTGATACAAATGCAAATGTTTCTAAAACTGTATTTGCAGTTCCAGTGATTGCGCCATCTTCATCAACAACGACTACATGTAGTTCATCGTCAGATGATGATTTACCCAACCCACTTGCATAAGAAGATGTTCCAGGTTCAGCATCAAAGTTACCAGCATATGCCCAGGTAGAGAAACCTCCGCCAGGTGTACATACTTCAACTTTTAAACTATTACCTAGTTCACCAGGATATTTAGCTGCCCAAGGTCCTTTTGCAGACTGGGATGCATTAGCATAATTATTTTCGTAGTCCTCATTATTTTTAATGAGCTGTCCGGAGCCATCAACGGTCGCGTTATCGTGACCACTAGCAACTCGAACCACTTTCAGTGCGTTTCCATACTTTAAGAATGACGCAGCTACGAGAAAGTATTTTGCAGTATTGTTGTCCGGTGTACCAAACACTGCAGCTAATTCAGATTCTGAACCTACTGTTGTTATTTGATCAACAGGACCCCAATTAAAAGAACCAGCAAATCCACCAATTGATGATGAAACCGCTGGTACTACTCCGGTAGCCTCGATCTCTTTGACCTCGACGCCGGGTGATACTTGAAATGCCATCGCTTTATCCTCTATTTATTGAGTTTGTTAATAAGTTTATACATAATACGAATCTTCAATACTATTATTTATAAATATACGTATCTCATCAATCATGTGTATATTCATCATTTGGTAGCGCTACATCACTTACAATAAATAATCTATCTGGATGTACCGATACTCTAAATTGAGTCATTGTTCTTCTATTGACTAACATTTCAGAAGCTGTATCTTTCTCTGTTAGCCCTATTTCTATTGTATATTTACGATTATTAAATGTTACTCCATGTTCAATGACTGGTCTTTTATCAAATGGTTCTCCACCTCTATTAGGCTCTGATATATCAACTATATCACTTTCAAAATTATAACCATTCTTACTCCATTTAACACTATTACCATCAACTTCCATTTTGTCGACATGTAACATTGTTGCAAAAGCTGAGTTTCCAGTATCAAATTTTGCACGTATAGGATTATCTTCCATACCATCTAATATAATACTTTCAATATAACCTACTTCATATCTCATAAATGGTCTACGTCTTCTTTCTTTTGAGAACCACTTAAGTATAACTTCTAAAACTTGTATATCTGAAACTTTTTTAGTTGGTTCTCCTGTTTCTAAATCATATCCTAAAAAATGAGATCGAATACCTGGTGAACCATTAACCTCTAATATATAAAAATTATTTCCTACCTTACAATGATCAACACCACAATATGCAGCACCAGTTGCTCTTGCAGCATTTATTACTAAATCTTTTTCTTCTTTAGAGAGTTTATATGGTAAAGTATCAGCACCTAAGTGAACATTATTTCTAAATTCACTTTTGCTCTTTTTAACTCTTTCAGCACTTGCAACAATTTTACCATCAACTAAAAGTGTTCGTATATCTGATTTTAAATCAAAGTATTCTTGTATTAATAAATCTGCATGAAATTTCCAAAGAGATTGTGCAACAGAAACAAGTGAAGACATATCATTGACCTTTGAAACACCAACACCCTGTGTACCCTTAAGTGTTTTAATAATAACTGGAAATTTTCCACCTATATTTTTATGAGCTTGCTCAATTGATTTAACATTATTAATAATAGATGTTCTTGGTACTGGGATATTATTTCTTTCTAATGCAATTACGTTTGACATTTTATTGTCACATAATAGCATAGTTTCTAAATCATTTACAAGAAAGAATCCAATGGTTTGTAATGATGATACTAAAGATTGTGCTGTAAGTGATTTAATTGCACCGGCTCTGACAAAGACTAAAGAATTTTCAACTTTAATTTTTATATCTTTATCTTTACCATCTATATTATGGATTACAACCTCACCAATTTCTACATCTTTTGAAGCAATAAAAGCCTCATCAACGTCAATCATGGTAGATTTCATATTATGCTTAGATACAAGATCTTGCATATGATCGGCAAAAGTGCCTTCTTCATCGCCTAAACCAAGAATAACCACATGAATATTCTTCATTGGTATTTCTTTTTCTTTATCTTCTATTAAATATTCTGTGAACCTTTCCATGGTACCTCTAACCAGACGTTTCCTTCAGCGTCTTTTGTATATTTATCTCTTTCATAACTACCACTTTCTACAAATCCAAATGGTAGCATATCATCTTGTATAGCCTTTAATCTTTCTTTATATAACATATCTTTCATATCAATATTAGTTAATGATTCAAAAACATCAGTTG